CCAGATCGACTATATTCGTCGCCACATCGACGGCACCGAACAATAAATCGACCAAGACCAATTCCCCGGCCTCGAGTTTTTGTTTTCCCGTTCCCGAAGCCTTTATTTCCTAATTTTCCGTGCATAGCTAAACTCCTTTATGACCTAATTTTCCGTGCATAGAGCTAAACTCCACCTTTGTCTTTTTGGCCTCTGACTTTACAATCGGTCAAATCTGAATATCCTCGTTTGTCTACTCGTCGGCATGAAGGTTTCATAACTCCCCCTTATTTTTTAAATAGGGCCACACTGGTTTTCCAGATCCATTTGGCTTGATCCGGTGCAAAGGATCCTTCCTTTTTGTAATAGTCCTGGATGCCTTTGCCCATTTTATATATGTCGTTATCGTGCTTGCCCTTGAACATACCCAATATGGCGCTCAGGCTTTTGGCGGCGTTTTCGGTCGATCCTTCTTCCAGGCCCAGGCCCAGGCTTTCGACCATTTCATTAAATGAATACAATTTGACTCCACCACTATTTTCTGTTAAGCTGATTTTGCGCTTTTTCATTTCTCTGACAATAGCTTTGAATTGCATGGCGGCAGCACCAGAAAGTCGTTCATCCTTCATCTGGTTGTATAATTTTTTCAGCTTATCATCTTTGAGATCGGCTTCTTTCCCGTTCTCATTAATGCTTTCGACAAAATTCTTGCCCTTATCGGTGATGGAATAAGTGCCTTTACCTTTGTTGACTGAAACCAGTTTCTTTTTTGTGAGCCATTTGGCAACATTATCGTCATCGATTTGGAAGGCATCTTTGAACTGGAATTTTTTCAGCAGTGCTCTTGCAACTGTTTTTCCAGCAGGTTCTTCCTCATTGATAACCGGCATCGTGGCAAAACACTGCCTCGGGGTTTTCCCGGCATTGAAATGTTTGTCGATGTGCATGGTCTGTGGGTCATTTGGCCTCGCCATTAAGGACTGGTGTGTGATGCTTCGTCCCATCTGTTTGGCCATCTGCTTGAAAAAGTCTTCGCGGGATATCTGCTCAGTGATTTGAAAGCCTTTCTTTTTTGCATATTTTTTGGCTTCATTGGGAGAAGTAAATTCCATATCAATCAATTCGGAGCCATCAGGCACCATTAATTGATATTTTTTCATTTCTCCCTTGCCACTTGCCACAATTTTGACTTTGGCCTCGTTCAGATACACCAGAAATGATGCGAGTGCATCCTTTTCCAAATCGTTTAATTTTTGACCATTTTTAACCTTTGTGAGGAGTTTTCTTAATTTCTTTTTATTTTCAGGACTGATCTTCTCAGCCTCATCCAATGTACCTCCCTCGGTCAAACCCAGGCTTTCGTATAAATTCTGGAATGATTCTGTTTTCATGCTTATCTCCTTAATTTATCAGGACCAGGATTCTGTTCTTCCACCACGTGGTTTCATACTATCTCCTTGGTACCATGCAGCATTGTATTTTTATCCCTTATTGATATACGTCCGCTTACGCTTGCCGGTTGATGTCAGGCCTCTCTTGCCCAGGCGCTTCGCTTTCTTTGTGTAACGCTTGAATCCGGCGGTCTTTCGTTTCCGACGACCTGCGAGTTTCTTTTTGGCCTTTACCTTCCGATGTTCCCGGCTGGCCTTTCGTTTTTGGATAACGTCTCGGCGCACCCGTTTCGCTGGCATGCCTTCATCCAATGCATCCAATTCATCATCGGTGAGATTATCGATATCTTCTTCGGTGAGGTTATCAATTTCTTCTTCATCTTCCCCTCCGGCGACTGTTTCGATAATTTCGACATAATCGGCTTGCTGCTCCTCATCCAGAGCATCGATAACGCTATCATCAAGTCTTTCGATAAAATTCCACATCGCATCGCTGAGTTCGTCCTCATCCAGCTCATCATCGACGACATCATTGTTTTCTAAAAAATCTCTAAAATTCTTCATGGATTTCTCCTATGTTATTTTTATTTTATTGTCCATTGAATCTATTTACCAGTTCATTAATTTATATATCACACTTTCCGGTGGTGCATTCGGTTGTTTCGACATCGGCCTCGGTATCAACCGCTTCCTGCTTCAAAAATACCTTGGCTTCCTTCCGGTCAATCGGTACTAATATCTGGCCTTCACGGGAACCATCCACATAGCATGTGGTGCCTTTTAGATCTCGAATATATTGTAATAATAACTCGCTGAGTTGTGCTGCCTCGGTAAATTCTGGCAGCAAAATGGTTTTGCTTACGGCACCATCAGTATATTTCTGGATGGCGACTTGCGTCTCGAGATGAGCTTCCGGTGATAAATCGGCAGAGTCTACAAACCAGTTCGGTGAAGGTTCATTGTTTTCAATAAGTTCTTTATAAATTTCATGGATATATGCGCGGTCCCCGACTTCATCGTGGCGGACATATGCTTTATAAGGAAGTGGCTCGGCGCTGGAGGTGACTTCTGGTAGCAGGGATATTGTCCCTGTCGGTGCAATTGCCTGGAGAGTCACGTTGCGGATGCCGAACTTTTTAATTTCCATTTTAATCGAATTAGGTAAAGATTTCACAAAATGGGCCTTACTATATGGCATCGTGTCATATTTTGGGAAGGATCCTTTTTCGGCGGACAGCTTTACGGATGCTGCATAGGTAAAATCGCGAATGTTTCTCATCAGGCGCTCAATGGCTTCGATGGCTTCCGGTGACCCATACCGCAGTTTTTTAGCAAAAAGATATTCGGCCATACCCATGACTCCAAGACCGATGCGACGACCTTCCATAGCTTTTATTTTTATCCCCGGTATATGATCGGGATATTTATTGACATTGATAATATTGTCCAGGAATCTGACGGCGTTATAGATAGTCTGCTCCAGCATTTTCCAATTTGTATTGACGTTCCCGGTGATAAATTTCGGTAATACCAATGAGCCCAGGCAGCAGGAACCATCATTTCCCATAGGCGCTTCCCCGCAGGGATTGGGAGCAACAATATTATCAAAATAATAGCTGTTATTGCTGCGAAGATTGTCCCAATTTAACAGGCCGGGCTCGGCATATTTTACCATATTCTCCATTATTAAATTCCACAAATCCCTGGCCTTGATGGTCTCATATATCTTTCGATTGAAACGTAAATCCCAATCTGAATTTGTCTCGACGGCATCCAGAAAATCTTCGGTGACTGCGGCAGAGATATTAAAATTATTCAATACACCGTCACGTATTTTGGCATTGATAAATTTGAATATGTCTGGATGGGACACTTTCATTAGGGCGAGGGCGGCGGCACGGCGCGAACCTCCGGTTTTAATGGTCTCGGCGAAGGCATTGTACCCGGTCAAAAAAGATACCGGCCCTGAAGACTCCCCACCTTTTTGTATGATAGGCGCATCTTCCGGCCTCATATAGCTGGCATTAAAACCGACCCCACCACCATCGGCCCATAAAATCATGGCGTCTGCGGCGGTATAGGCGATACTTTCAATGGTATCATCAATGGTTTTTGTATAGCAATTGAATAATGTGCCTCGCGGTCGACCACAATTACGCAAAATACGACCGGCACATAGAAAATTCATATTGTATATCATCTCAGCAAATTTTTCTGCATATTCTTCCTGCAGCTCATAATTGCTTTCAACCGAGGCGGCTACCCGGCCCACACGTTGTGATAATCTTTCCCAGTCTTCCTTCTCATTGATATAATAACGAGCCCTGGTAATTTGTTCGGCTTTTGGTTTAAGCATATCTCCCTTTCTAAATCTCTTTCCCTATTAAATACCATGTGCGAGCTTCTGGTATTTTGATAATTTTCCATTTTAAATTATTGACTAAAATTTCCTGCTCCTCTGGATAAATTGACAATCCCGATATATCCAGGTAAGTTTTTATTTTTATTTCGAGATAAATAGCGATTTCACCTCCACCTGCAAATGCCCCCCGGCGATTTTTGTCTTTGCTAAAAGAATTTAAGCCTTTCTCGACCAAAATAGATCCGACTTCCCACTTCCCGGCCTCGACCAAACCCTGAACTTCGGCCTCTTTTAAATGATATCCCCGGTAAGCTGTTATCGGCTTATTTCGTTTTATATTTTTGATTAGAACGTTTTTATCAGCCATCGAATATGGGTATTTTGAAGCATCAGCTCCACCCATAGCCGAAAATGCTTTCACACTGGATGACAAATTTTCCACAAATAATTGTTTAAACGTTTTCATTTATGCCTTAGATTATACTATACATCGGTTGGATCAGTCAATTTCGATCACCTGATATTTTGATAAATATTCCAGCATGATTGTTTCGGTGCCTTTTCTGGCTCGTTTATTTCCACGAGGGAAAAAGGTTATGATTATGAAGTGTTTTTTGCTATCGATGTTTTTATAGTCCCGGCGAAAAGCGATTATCATACCTTGATTAAGAGACTTAGAAAAGAAAAGAAATTCGGGATTATTTAGGTTGGTATATTTTGACCCCATCGAAAGATATTTTTCAATCATTTTGCGAAAGAAAAATTTCATTTGCTTGGAGGTTAATTGCTTACGTTGGACCATGCGCTCGGCGGCATGATCGGTATCAATTACCCATCTGCCCTTGTGCTTAAAAAGGTATTCGGAAGAAAAATCCATGTCACCTTTTGGTGCGGCAGGTGCCTTTTTTTGGATTCTGGCAAGAATTTCTGGACTTGGTGGCGCGAGGATTTTTACACCACCATCCTCAAGAAGGGATCTATATTTTATCATTATACACCGAGAGATGGTCCTTTAGGACCTTTTTTGCTCAAAAGTTTCATGTAGCACCCATATAGCGGCTTAATGTGTCTTTAATATAACATTATTTACGGGTCCAGCAATTCAATTTTCTCAGATATTACGTTATCTAAAATCCAGTCCAGCCAGTTTGCACCTTCTATATTTTTGATGCCTTCATCAGTTAAACCAGCATACATATCCGTTTCTATTTCTGTTTCGGCAACAATAGTTACTTTAAGAATTTTTTTAGCCATTTTAATTCTCTTCTTCATCCATATTTAAGGATCCTTCAGGGAGGGGTGAACAGCAGCAAGCTTCACAATCTCGATTACAACAACACCCACATGTAGGGCATACCGTTGTTCCACATACGTGGCAGGTTATATTATCATAATAACTCATTTTTTTACCCCGCTAATCCCATCAGAAAAACCGTTAATCGAAACCAGCCTATAATGAAGGCAAATCCGGCCAGGAACAATGTTGCATATTTGATATAATATATGATGCTCCAATCTATCTGGTACCCAACTTTCTCGCTCATATTTATTTCTCCTTTTGATTATGTTCTAATGATATAATCTAACCAATCAAAAGTCAAGGACTTACTACATCTTCTTAGTAATTATTTCTCCTGATAATTTATTTAAAAATTCTCGGAGATGTTTTATCCCGGCCTCGTCGAGAAATAATCGTGCGCTTTGTTGGCCTAACTCCAATGGGGTTATTTCCATCATCAAAGAGCCTTCATTGTGCTCTTTTAAAAGTATTACATCGTTCCCGGTCCATCCCATTATTTCAGTTTTTAATTCTTCACTCATTTTCATTTCTCCTTAAGTTTATTTAACCGTTTCTCCAATACTAAACTATGTATCGGTATATGTCAAGTTAAAACTTAATAATTTCCGTCTGCTATCATATGGGTTTGTTTACCCGGTTTGACTTTGGTTATAGAAACAGCATCGGTTATCAAATCCCCATTGTCTTTGATGTTTTTCTTGTGTAGGTCCTTCGGCAATGCGGCCTTGAACATCGCATTTGCCTCTTCCTGGTCGTCTGCGCGGACATACATACATGCACCAACCGGCCAGTATCCTTGAAATTCATAAATAAAAGTTTTCATGAGTAATAATACCTCCCGGCTCGGTGTTGAAAGCATTTTTTCCATTCTTGGAAAAGCTTGCTGGTGCAGCTATTAAATAATAACTGCCCAAAAAAAGAAATGGTATAACATCCCCCACCTTGGAATCGGGCATCTTTGGAAAACTTATTAAATAGTTGGTCTTCAGTATACCCGTTATGAGTTTTCATTAGAATAGCTCCTGCTGTTTTTGATCTTTTTTAGGCGGCTTAATTTTGTCAAACATGAGATGGCCGTGCGGCATCGGACATGGACAAGTGCTATATCCTTCCCTAATTGCCCGTCTCCAGGTTGAAAGGTAATGGGACCATTTTTCATCAGGGGTTTGGATATAAGTTGTCCCGTTCTTTTCGACGGTCAGTTCCGGCCAGATGTCCCATATTTGTTTAGGCATAATTCACCTTTTACGTCAGAAAGCCCACAATAACACAAAGAAAAAAATACATTATAAGCAATACAGCATCGGTTGTCATGTTTATTTCTCCGTTTTAGGTTCCCGGCACCCCGGTTCCCCAGGGTGCCGGGCGGTTTTAGCTGGCAAAAGCTTCGTGTATATCCAGGATGCGAGTGTTGGCGGCGATGTTGTCGTTTCTGAGATCGTTTACGGCATGGCCTTGTTGTTCGATCAGCCGGGCCAGCTCTTTTTTCTGCTCCGCGATCAAATTTTCCAGGGCGACATTATTGGCCTGTATGTTGCTTTCGTGCAAAGCGAGTTCGGAGGCAGTCGGGTACATATCGTTCATGATGCCCATGCCACCTTTCTTATAAAGGTCGGCGATTTCTTTTTTGCCGTTGGTGTCGCTTATCATCGGATGATGGGCATAAACCGTATTGATAATTTTAAAATCGTGTGCGTTAAGGTCTTCGTATTTCAGGCTCGGTACTCTATCGGTAAATTCTGCTTTATTCATGTTTATTTCTCCGTTTTGGGGTTAGTTGTTTGATCGTTTCTAATAATACTATTTATATCGGTGCATGTCAAGCAATTTTTAGCTTTATTTTAAATAGTTTTAAATGGGCCAGATACGGACCAATCGGGCCATCGCGACACTTATCGCGACAAAGTGTCGCGATAGCGATAAAAAATGGTGGGAATGGAAAGATTTGCACTTCCCGAAGCAGGCTGGTTATGTCAGAACCTATCGAATGCCCTTTCGACACCCGCTTCTCCCCTCGTGGCACCCTTTTTATGGATCGCAAAAGATGTTCCATTACTTATGCGAGACCATTACTTAGGCGAGGCACTCCCGGTAAATTGTTATTCTTTTCGTTGGCTATCTTCTATATTAAGCACTCCTGAAACTATAGCCATAAAAGCTGTGACAAGTATACTGCCAAAAAAAACAGAAAGAACATAAATGTAGGTCCATTCAGGCAAATCAACTTTCATTATCACTATTAATGTCAATCCTGCCACCGCTATTGGAATTAATATATAACGATCTTTCATAATAATTTCTCCTTTTTAATTACATATTACCTCATATATTCCTATTTGTCAATCAAAAAGATCACTTAAATTAGTTTCTTTATATGCCCTGAACTCTTTGCCCATATTCCGATAAATACCGTTGATCACGGACATATATGCTTTCTCAAACTGGGTTTCCCAATCGATAAATTTTATGGCCTCTTCCGGTATCTTACGAAGGAAACCGATGACATGCGTATCGTATGGATTCGGCGTTTTTAAATATACATATTTTATTTTCTCCCCGCTTTTGATTTGGGGGAAGTTTTTATTTCCTTTCACCACCTTATTATAGGTGATGGCGGCGCGGACTGCTATTGGAGTTCCTTTGATAGCTTCCCCGGCCTCCGATAACCATTTATCGATGTTATTGCACGAGCGCGGGAACGCGATATCCAGTGGCGTGTTATTTTTCCATTTGGCCTTTTGATCCTTTACAAAATCAACCAGCTTACCCTCGTCCGATAGCAGGATGCCTATCGATTCCTTTAAGGCATCGCGGATAATTTTAGGCGTGGATGACCGAACTACCGCGATCCCTTTGACTTTTAATTTCGGCTGCGCGTAAGTGACACCTTCATCCCATAGCACATTGAGCGCATACATTTTCTTCGCGGTCCAGAGGGCGTTGGTGATCGTTTTTTCATGAGCCATAAACATCCGGTTTTCATTCGCGTTGACATAAGTGGCGAGATCCTCATATCCTTTTGTTAGGATTGGCTGGATCACTTTGGCTACAAATCCGTTGACCTGTTTTACCAAATCCACATCACTGATACCCGGCTTCCGCATTCTGATTTGATCGACCACATGCTTAACCGATATATAAAGTGAATCCGTGTCCCCATATATTATATGGTATCGATATTTTTCTTTTGCCGGGTTTTCGTTTAACCGTTTCGCGGCCCACTTTAATGCCATTTGAGCGCAAAGGGTGATGGCCGAGGCGAGGCGGATATCATAGTACCGGAAATGGATGTTTGCCAGGGCTCCGTATTCGGAATTCATAAGGATTTTCATGGCCATCTGATAATTATGCAGTGTCGAGATTTGTTTTTCCATCCCGGCCCAGTCATCTTTACCGTTCCCATCATATTTGTTAAACTCCATTTTGTTATCGATGCCCTTTTCTTCTTTCCAGGTCTGCAGCTTTTGTTTCCATTCCAGCATCTCTTTTTTGGCAATTACCCGGTTGTCATATATCTCCCGCAGGAGCCCCGGCACGATGCCTTCCTTTTTACTGAAAAAGCATCCGTTCATGGCCATGATTGAGCCTTCCGGTGCTTTGATTTCTTCGTTGAGGAATCGCTCATCCAGATCTTTTGTGATATCTATATCGAGTTCATCCCGCATATCACCCACCAAACTTTCCGGTGAGATATTATATTGTTGCTGGATATGAGGATACAACGATTTTAAATCGACCGCGATTAACCATTCATGAATTTTCTTTTCCGGCTCAAAGACAGCGGCACCTTTATACTCCTCCTTCTCGGCTCCGTGTTTAGGCGGAATCATCACATTGGATTTGGCCAGGGTATTGTAAAAGATTGAGTCCCATACCCCAACCGTCCCCAGGGTATCGACAAAATTGGTCTTTGCAAAATAAGCGATGGTACAGGAAAGGTCGACCAGTCCTAACTTTTTATCCATCAAATCAAGCAGCTCAACATCATAAATATTGTAATCGATATATTTTTGAGGATCCTTTTGCCACATATCGAACAAACTATCGAATTCAGAATAATCCAGTTTTGTATCACCGAGTTCGGCAGTGGCGAGAAAGTCGAGAGAGTAGCTTTCGCGTGGTGTATAAATAAACTTCATATACATTTTCCGGAAATCCATTAGCGGTATGCCTTGGATTTCGTTAAAGTAACTGACGGTTTTACCGGTGATGTTGTCGGTCTTTCTTTTGCACGTTACCCGTTGCCAGGGCGAGAATCCGTCCATGAACTTTTTGCCCATCACATATTGTCCCCGCTTGATAATATATGGGAAATCAAAATCATTAGAGTAAAATCCGATGAGCATATCCGGCTTCTCCCGGTGTAAAACCGTCCGCAGATGTTTGAAAATACCTTCCTCGTCCTTACAGAGTTTGAAGACTATCCGGTTCAAATCCATATCCTTTGGCAGGATAGATTTTTCTTTTGACCACATCTTCGTGGACATAACGAAAAATTTGTTATTTCTCGCATCCTTCAAAGCTATTGAAGTGATTGGCGCATCATGATCCTCTACCCATTCATCCCCCTCAAGAAAGCCAGTCTCAATATCAATCCAAAACGGTCGAATCATTGAGAGATCATAATCTATCTTGTCGGGATAATTTTCGCTCAAGAACTGATAATCTTCTTTCATGGTACCGTAAAAATCGATCTCATCATACTCGTCAATGAAATTCCGGTATTTGTCAATGCTTTCAAAGCGTTTCCACTGCAGAGGATTACCAAAAATATCATGGTACTTATATTTGTGGCCTGATAAAACTTCCTTGCTCGATGGATTGGTGTGTTTGCCGAGCATTGGTTTGAATTTTATAGCCTCTTCAAATCGCACCCCATCCTTATATCCAACATGAAGAACTTGACCACCATCTTCCCGGTTTTGACCGACATACGTGTAAAATTTAGACATAATCCTCCTAAAATGTTTGTGTTATTATATCAGATGACTGCGAAATTGTCACCTGCTTGATGCGATAGTTATGCTTTGGAGTTTCACAGGCGCATAGTATCATCATTTTAAAAGCTATTTTCTTATCAAAAGAGCCCTGGACCCCGGTTTGCTGCCAGCAAGAACCACAGGCATTAAACGACCGGCGCGGCTCCTCGGTGAACGGCTTTTTATTTTTGCAAAATTGCTCCCCGTCCCCGCTATTGGCCCACTCCCCAGTTTTCCTAAACTGGTGCTGCAAAATATAAATTACGAAGTCTCCGTCATGTCTTAACATAATCACTTCCCCTTTTTCCATAGATTAAATTTCATCAAACCAAACTTCCCCTGGACAATGTTTTCCTTTATTATAGCACAGATTTCACGAGGTGTCATACCGTTCTCGATCATTTTATTAATGTCCTTGCCATACCTTTTATATTTGGCTGGCATCAGACATACCCTAAATCCCGCTTTTAAAACCTTTTCTATCCGGCCACACATTTCTGTATTGCGCGGCTCATTATCAAAGCAGAATATGTATCGGTCCACTGTAGCTAATTCTCTTAAATACTTTAGATCCAGATCGGCCCCTCCCATAGCGATGGCATTGGGTATAAAAAAGCTATCAAATGCACCTTCAAAAACTGGAATGGCCCTGTTCCGGTCCATCCGTTCGAGGCCAAATATCTTTTTATGGTCGTTGAATTTTATGGTAATATACCGCAATCCGTAATCCTGAAACGACCGGCCCTGGACAGCAAATATCTTTTTATGTTGATTATAGTATGGGATTACAATGCGCGGGTCTTTATTATCGGAAACGTTTTCAAATTTACCCGGTATGATCGTATTAATAAATTCACAATAGTTATCGGCGAAATAAAGGTATCGTAAAAATTTTAGAGGTAGCTTCCTCGCCATAAAGTATTTCACAGCAAAATGATCAGCCGGTAAAGTGTTTAATTTCGGTATGTTTAGCTGGCGCTGTTGGTTGGATGAGGTATCTTTTTCGACTTCCGTCTGTATCAAGCTATCGTGATGGTCCCGGCGTTTATTTTTAAAAGCTATTTTTATATATGATTTGGCTACATCGGGATAATACTCTCTTAAGAAAGTTAAGAGAGATTGACTGTAATGGCAATTATGGCAGTAATACGAGATCTTATTGCCCTTAACTAAAATCCATCCCCGCTTTTTGGTCTCGGATTTTTTACTGTCCCCGCAGACCACACAACGAAAATTCCAGTTGTCCCCGACTGGTTCGAGGAGCGGTAATGGCAGCTCATGTATAATATTATTAACAATCATCGAAGCAGCAATATGCCTTTGGCAGGTTCCGGTTCCAATTCCTGGCAGGAAACTATTTCGGGATCATTCCATACCGGATCACAATTCGGTTTTGAAATCCCCTGGCTACCATTAGCATAAATGCATTCGTTGGCCAGATACCGGGCTTCGGTAGGATTATCGGCGCGGACAACCTTGTCTCTTCCACATACGATTTTGTTTACTCTCGTCCAATTCCCATAATATTCACTGCGGATATCATTACGGCATAATAAATAAAGTGGCATAATCAATTCTCCTTTTGTTATCTTTTTCTGGCGCGAGTTGCAGCAAGCCTCCGATCTAAATCAATTTTTAAAACGGAACATTGCCCGTAAGTTAATTTCCTAATTAATCGAGCGATATCATCAACTTCTGCGTTTGCGATGGTTTTCACAACATCAAGTTTCGGCTCCGTTACTTCGCCTTTAGGTTGAGATGTTATTTTCTTCTTCTTTGCCATATTATAGCACTCCTTTTAATTATTTGTCAAAACCATTTTACCATAAATATTCCAGACTCTTTTTCCCTAAATCCCCATAATATCTGGTGGTTTTTATTTTGGCTGCTTTAAATATTAGACTGGCAGCGATAGAGAAATCATGGTCATGGTATTTATCACTCCAATAAATAACCTGGCGGATACCGGCCTGGACGATAAGTTTTGCACATTCATTACAGGGAAACAATGTACAATAAATATCTGCCCCTTCCAAATTGGCTGTGGCGTTCATGATTGCATTGGCCTCGGCATGAACCACATATGCATATTTTGTATTTGTGAAGCTCCCTTCCCGGTCCCAGGGAAACGCGTCCTTGCAACCATTAGGGAATCCATTATATCCTAATCCGACAACCCGGCCTTGAGGCACCGATACAATAGCGGCCCCGCATTGAGTGGAAGGATCCTTTGACCGTCTGGACGATAACATTGCCAATGACATAAAATAATTTTGTTTTGAAATATTTCTCACTTTTTTCTCTCCCTTCCGTAATATTTATCGTTCATAGCTTCGACATAATCAATGGCATCGGCTTTGTTGACACTTGCCGGGCACCCAATTATCGTGTACCCCAATTTTAATAACTGGTCTTTGGTATTGACGTGATTATCGATAGCAGCATTTGCATTACCGTCTTTGACGACGACAACCCAATCCTTGACTTTATTAGATTTCTTTTGCTTCGGCGCTTTTCTTTTTGGTGTTATAATTTTTTTCATTTCTCTCCCTAAAAGAATTTATCAATGTTTTTTTGCAATCTCCGCATCCTATTTTGTGAAAAGTACCCGGCCAGGAGCATATAATTTCCCTTTTTGGTTTCCTGGGCTTCATAGTTTTCCATGATCGCATTCCATATTCTATCAGGGATGGTTGATTTTGTCAACATAATTAATCTTCTGTTTCGTCTCCAATTCGCAATGAGCCCCTCACGCTTGATAAATTCCTCTAATCCTTCAATCAATATTTGCTCGACACCTTTGGGACCGCATGCCTTTTGTCGTTTGCCCTCGGTGATAAAAACATCGTCATCCGAGCGGACATTAGGCACATCATCTCCGGAATCACCCATCAGGACATGCTTTATTAAAAAGGTTTTAGGATGCTCGCACTTTATCCATTTCCATTCGACCGTGTCCCATAGCCTAACGCTGCCAGTCAAGAGCTGTTTAAAGTCTTTGTCACGGCTTGCTATAATGATATCGTTGCCCAGGTTTCGCAAGTGGTGTACGAGAACAGCGATTATATCGTCTGCCTCGGCCCACTGAGCCCGGCATATTTTATATGGGAAATAAACTTTCAGGTCTTCATAGATTTCATCCATGACCGCGATGAATGCTTTGTAATCCATACCCGATTTCTTTTTATTTATTTCTCGTCTGGCTTTGTAAAATTTAAAATATTTCTTTCGCCAAGAATAGGAGTCAAAAGCGATGATTGTTTCGGTTGGTTGGTGTTTGATTTTCAGGCGCTGGACACTATTCAGCATCAAATATTTCCAGTGCTGATCTATTTGTTTTTGAGTAAGAGATTTATCTTTGGAGATTTTTTGGCTCACATGAAAAGTGGCCCAGGCAATATTACTAAAATCGATCAATAATGTTTTGTTATTACTAAATAAATTCATAAGGGCTCTCCTGTTCCCAATTAGGAACCGTATTAGTTCCCTTTTCTACCCAATCACAACATACTTTTTTAATATCTTGGCCTAAAAACTTAGGCCCAATAGAACACGCTTTTAAATCTGTCCAATAGAATGAACATTTTAAACAAGATCTGGCCCTATTATTGTCTGCAGATGGCGATGCATATCCCATATCGTGTTAACCCGTTCAACATTTGAAAGTAATACAGTATCACGATTATTCCAGGTCTGATTTAAAAGATAGCTACATTTTAAATATGGTGCTAAATCTTGAGCGGTTTTAAACCGGTCATCGATAAAATATTTAAGCTTAAAAAATTGAATAAGTTCTGTCTTTTCTTCCGATGTTGCACAAAAATCAATTCGATATGGAAATGTGAAATTTTGCTGGCACCATAAACGCGTTACCTGCATCACGGCTTTTGATGGTTCTCGAGCAGTGATGATTTGAATATGTTCTAAATCATAATCAAAATATATCTTCCGCATTGCTTCGATTGCTCCGGCAAACGGAGGACAGATATGTTGGTATTTAGCAATGGCGACCGGGATTTCATCCCACCACCAGGGCTTGAACTTTGATGAATTCGTAAAACCTCCGAATTCATATCTTTTCTGATCTTTTTCCCTGCTAACAATCACACCAAATTTATCAAAAAAGTGGCCCCGTAAAATATGGTGTACATCACATACCACTCCGTCAAAATCAAATCCTATCATAATTCAATCTCCTTGTTACCATACAAACTATCATACTGTTACATTTGTATGGTAACTCATAATACCTAAATTGTCACATCGATTTAATCACCTTCTGATGGGCCATCGGACACTGGCTTTTTCGGTCCTCCCGGTGAAGGTTTCATTATGGGCTAACCCATCCAAAAATTATCGGCAACCAAAGAAACACCATTTTTAATGAAAAAGCTTCACCGCTTGTGGTCACATAAAGTGCAGCGATGCCACCAAATATCAAATATAAAAATATAAGTCCAGAACCAATCCCTATTAACCATCCCATGATTTTCTCCTTTTTAAATCTTTTTTCGTTTAAGCAATCCTGATGCGGAACCATAAGGTCTCGCATTATAAGTTTCGAGTACCGGGTCAATCCCGTACCCGTCAAATTTGTTTGAGTGCTGCAGGTCGATTTTAATCCCGTGGATGCCGTCATAATCTATAAGGAACATATTTTGACTGGCGCGGGATGATAGCTGCAGTTTATTATCCGAATAAGCGTTTGCTCCGCAGATCCCACCTGATCTGGCGAAAAGATCGGTAACTCGAGAGGTATGGAAATGGCCGAAGAGGACATAATCGATGGTTTCATGACAAAGGTAATCGGACCATTTTCCTTTCAGGCGCTGGATTTGCGATGAAACACCAGACATTTTAATTTGATGACCGTGGAGCAGCAGTATAACATGTCCCATAACATGTATCGGCTGCTCAATACAAGAGCCATCGATAAATTCGACACTCTCTTTATCGAGGAACATCATCCGCAGCATTTCGTGAATGATCATATCGTAATTGTCGCTCTGCCGGATTTCGCTGGAGCCCATCTCTTTATGCATACGGCTCTCGTTGCCGGTAACCATATAAATTTTCAAATTAAAATCTTTATTCATATCGAGCAAGACCTGCTTCAAAAGCATTGCGGCCAGGACCGATGCCTTGGCGCGGTTGGTGGCCATATTCATCATCTCATCCAGGCGGCGGTCACTGTTTACCATGTCCCCGGTAAAACAGATATGAACCGTGGTTACTCCGTGCGCATTAAATATTTTCTTGGCGCGGACAACATATTTTTTCAGGCGCTGTGCAGCAATTTTGAAATCGAACTTATTATAAGGCATATCGATGAGTTCATTAAAATGGATATCCGAAATCTGCATGAGCCCTTCGGTCTCGGTGTTATCGGACTCATAATGGATGACGGTATCGAAATCGCTGTGAACGGCCAGTGCCTGGATAATTTCCTCATTAAATTCACCGACTGCATTGTGAAATCGGATTTCCTCGCGGAACTGTTTGCGTTCTACACGCAGGGCATCGCGGGACTTTTGGAGTTGTCCGAATACTTTGTGTCGTCGATTTGAGGATTCTATCCCGTTCGGTGCATCGATTTCATTTTGAAATTCCCGCTTTGTTTTGCGTACCCAATCAGGTGAGCAGTTAACATGATTTGCTATTTCGATGATATCATCCATCCCTTGGCGAAGCATCGAAACGATTTCGGCTTGTAGATAGGTCATCCCCGGTATAGATCGCGGTGTAGGCATAAAGGTCTCCTGTCCGATAGGTGTAATGGGTTTATTTGGTTTCTTCAATGATCTGGAACATAGATTTTGGTGCGCTTTCCTTAATTCCCCGTTCCCGGCGAAAATTTGAAAAACACATAGCAAGCGATTGTTCTCGCTCTTTCTTATCCGTCAGATCTTTTTCCGTTCCCCGAAAAGTCATACATTTTGCGACATATGACTTTTCGGAATCGGATGATGTAACACTTGGTAATGGCATTAATTATTTCCTAAAAATCGATGATGTTTTAAGACCAAGCCAGCCAGTATTAAAATGGCTTTATTGGTCCATTAACAAGATAACCGATATTGGACACTCCAACCAATTGGCGACTTCTGTCCGTCAGGCCACATATGGGTCCGCATACGGTTTCATCTAATATTTTTTTATTTTCCTGGACCGATATTTTTTCTGTAAAATATCTTATAATTGGACCAGGGTTTTTCATGGTATTACCCTTTACCAAAACGGGGCGCTGATAGGATTCCAGCATAATCCCCGAATGTATATCCATCACCATCGTGGTATTAGCCTTCGCTAATACCGGGCTTGATGGGACGAATAAAAAGGAAATTAAAAGAAAACATATTAAAATCAATTTCATAATTGCCTCCTGTTAGTGTTTTTCGCTATGGTTTCGCTGTGGTAATATTTTTAATCGATGTAATCGAGAATACCGATTTCCATTGCGGTCTCGGCGCTGAACCAGGATGTTTTTTCTTCCATCCGCACCCAGTCGTCGAAAGACATATCTTTGGAATGCTCGACCAATTTATTAAGGTATAATGTCTGGAGCAAATCCATCAGCTTTCCCTGACTGCGAATATCCGATGCTGTCTCCCGGCCCGGCCATTTCCATAACGCGGCCTCGTGCACCATAAATATTGTCGATGATGTCGCGTGGGTTTCGTCACATACTGCGAAAACCGGCACGGCAGCAGATGCGATAATACCTGTGGCATGTGCGGTAAAGTGGAATCCTTTTTTACGATATTTTTCTATTTGATCGGCCAGGGCTAATCCTGAAAAGGCATCCCCTCCTGGTGAGTCGATAAACATATCGACATCCTTTAGGGTCGTTTCATTTTCAAGGTATATAAGGTCGTTCCAAAATCTGGTTACATCAGAAACCGAGAGACCGGAGAATATTTTAACAAATAGTTTGTCTCCTGATATTGCAGAAAGTTCCGATAACTGCAATCCGGGGTTTTTAATATCCATACCTTTAATTATTTCCGGTTTCTGTCCAGGTGCTGTTGCTTTGATGGCGACCCCATCAGCATCTTGAACAATGGTGATGGTAATATCGGCCTTGACCGGCTCCTGTGATGTTATCTGTGGTGAATCCATCCCGGCACACCCAAAGATAATAAGGAATAATACAAAACATAATGCAAAAAACTTTTTCATTTTTTCCTCCCTGGTAAAATTTACTGCAAATTCATATTTACAACAATTTTAAGATGACTAATCATAGCATTAATTTCAGTTTCCGTCAGTTCTTTTTCGATAATATCTTTGACTTGTTGCTCTTCCTTATCCAAATCAGCGGATTCCCGCTTTAAAAGGAATGCAGCAATCAAAATACCGAGGAGGCGGCTGTCCGGTATCACCTTAATTAAAAGGCGTTTCATTTTCCTGACAAAATCTTTTATCCCACTTAAGGTGTCTCGTTCTGGTTGGTTTTCTGGTTTGCGGATGATATTGCCCTTCTCATCGATGAGCCCTTTTTCAAAGGCTTTCCAGGACGAGAACGGTTTTGCGAGAAGTGTGGCGAAGGTAATCGCCATTAGTTTTCCGAAAGCACCCAAAAGGATCCTCCTTATATAATAGAATGTGTGTGGCTTTTTTCTTTTTTGAGTTCAGTGCCGACGATTTTGTGGATGTGTGGATTGGGCTTGTTACCCTTGACGGCTACCGAAAAGGTTCCGACTGTTTTACCGTCCCCTTCATCATCGACTTCGGCTTTATGCCAATGACCATCATCCGTGCTCGTTTTGATCTTTTTTATTTTGACTGCTTCATAAAGTTCTATGTATGATTTACCTTCAGTTTTTGTTTTCTCGGCGGCAGCAGCAAATGCATCATCAGATACTGCAAATGGCCCGGTTGAGACAACTACATCCACATCCATCTCTTCCTCTTCATCGATTAATTTTGCTGCAGGGGTTTCATCGGAAGGATCCTCTTCAGAAACTACCACTTCTTCATCCACTTTTACCTGCACTCGCGGAACCTCGACTTTGGCCTTGCTATTCCAGGCGCAGATATAATCTCCGTTCCCGGTAAATTCAAGCCGGGCTTCGAGAACAGCAGTCTTTTTTAAATTGGGGATGATTTTCTCTAATGCCGGGATAATAGCTTCGGCCTTATTTCTGTTCCCAAAAATATGAACAGGAAAACCATACTCGACACCTTCATGCACCAATCTGAAATGGCCTTCGAGGCCTTCTCCGTTTGATACATCGATTTCAAATTTAACGGTATTGTCTTTTTGTGCATTTAATTTAATCATTTAAGTGAACCTTTATTTCGACGTTTTCTCTGAAAGTATTTACCTTTTTAACTATAACTTTCAGGCGTTTTCTTGGAGGAAATGTGCCCGGTATCACTCCACCACCAAAAGCCAAAGGCGATGAATCCCGGCTTTTCATACCAGCAGTTACATGCCCTGGCGGATTATACATCCCCATTGTTGCTATTCCAACACTCATATTTTTACCTGACTCCAGGTTGTAAATTGACCAGGCGCGGTCGATGGTGCGGTGATGGCATAAGTCGCCAGGACATCGCTATCAGAGCCCACTGAGCCGGGATTTGAATAGATGCGGACCCTGGCACTTTCCAGATTTCCGTGCTCATCATATACGGGCTCGTCAATGGATATATTTTCGTGCAAAAGTCCGAGAAGCCTTTTTGCTGCTGGCTCATCCCAAATTTTAGATGGCGGCACAATATGGTCAGGAATCATTGCATAACCAGTCGTATTATCAGGAATTATAACCCAATCGTGCCATAATGTTGCAATTTTACTCGTCCCGTTATACGCTTTGATTACTCCAGATTGGTCTTCGCCTTTGCCCGATCTGATAAATACCCGTTGTCCGATATAAACATCATCATCGTTACTGGCTAATTCATTCAGCGTGATTGTGTTAATCGTGCCACCACGAGCGAGACCCTCATTGACGTGTTCCCGGCCCATCGATCCGGTTATAACAAAATCCGAAGTTCCGTTTGGTTGCACTTTCCAATTTCTATCGACCGTGGCAGTTCTCGTTGCGCCATTATATTCCAAAATCAATCTGCTCTGCCCGGCACCTTGCCCATCAACAATCGATATTAATGCCGGGTCATAAGCACCATTATTATCCGAGGCATCCCCATCGAGTTCAATTTGATTGACCCCATTTCCGTTACCAACAGCGGTCGCGGCATAAACTACATAGCCACCAAGTTCCCTTAGTCTTCGACCGGAGCTGGTCGCTATATTATGAGTCGATCCGGTCAATGGCTCATCCCAAACCCCATCAGCCACATTAGATACCGCAAAACGAGCGTCATCGGAAATCGTCCCTCCCCATCCACCAGGGACATAATCGGTCAGCTTAAAATTACCCCGAATAGCTATCTGGTCGGCGGCGACTGCCAATGTGCAATTCGCATTAATTTTTAATTGGCCATTTCCTTCAAGCGACATTTTATGTACGGTGATGTGTCCCATATTTA